AAGCGAATGGGGGCAGTGCGGCTACATGATTTGCAGCGCCGTCATGCAGACCGATACCAGCCGACTCGATGAAATCGACTGGGAATCAGTATGGTTTGACGTTGTTAGCATCTACGATGTTCTGGAGTACCTGTGCAGCGTGCAAAACGAAGCGACTGTAAGCGACTACCCCGAAGTTGAAGCACTCGACGCCTGGTACTGTTTCGCCGAGCATTGCGGATGGAATCCGGCTGATTTGATTCGTGAGACGTGCGCCGACTTCGAGCGTAAACACCTGGGGGCGACGGCGTGACAACAGGTGTTTGTCGGAATTGCGGTGGAGGGAAAGTGCACGCGTCTGGGCTATGTAATAAATGCTACGCGTATAACCGCAAACATGGCATCATGCGTCCGCTTGATGTAAAGCGGGGAGGGAAACGACGTGGTGACTACACTGGCACCACATGCACAAATTGCGGTGTTGGCGGAAGGTTGCGTCTTGGTTTGTGCAGTAATTGCTACAAATACGCGCGCAATCACGATGGCGCTATGCGTCCGTTTGACTCACCTTTGTTGGCAAGCAGACGCACACATACGCATTGCAAGAATTGTGGCGCACAAAAACATCATGGACGTGGCATGTGTAGGGCATGCTATGAGTACTGGAGCTATCACGGCACAATGCGCCCGCCTGAAGGAATTCGACGACCTGCGCATGATGCTATTCGCATGTGTCAGCGATGTAAAGAAAACGTAGCGGATTGCGGCAATTTATGCGGTACGTGTTCTGATTACAAATACCGCACTGGTCGCCAACGTCCAAGCCGGCTTTGGGCAAAAACCTGCCTAAATTGTGGAAAGCCTCATATCGACAGCCAACCGCGCAGCGGACTTTGTGCGAAGTGCAAACGCTATCAGCGCGATTACGGCAAACCCCGACCTACTCGACTGTGGGGCATCGGTGAATACGGTTGGTGCGAGTGCGGCAATCCGGCAACGCATGAGGTAACGGTAGCAGTCGGCAAGCGCCACACGGAAACATTCGCTCTCTGCAATGAGTGCTACGCTGAGCATCAACGCCAGGTGCAATGGTACGGCGACGGCAATTCATCAAAAAACACAATGGAGTTGCAACAATGACACGCTACGCTATCCAGCTTACAGACTTTATGGCGCTGCGCCAAAGCGATCCGGCGCTTTTCCTCGTGCTGGCCGCCAACGGCGAGCGCGAACCGATCACTGTCAGCACGGAAGAATTTGACGGAGAGGCCGCAGCGCTTGCTTGCTCACCCGAACAGGCCGGAGCGCTAGTGCGGATGATCCGCACGAAGTACCGCCGCGACCAGGTGCGCATCTGGCGCAACGACACAGGAGCAGCCAGCGCATGGAAGCGAGTATGAGGCCAAGCCAGAAAGGAAGGGAAGCACAATGCCAGCATATCCAGTATTGCAACCGGACGGACAACTAGCGGTGTGGTCAACGGTTGTTGACAACTTCATCGCATTCGATCTCAGTGTAGAAAGCGCGACATACGTCATCGGCCTTCGGCACTCTGGCAACGTGAAAGAGATTTGCCAGCGCGTGGCGAATGGCGAAAAGCCATTTGATCACTGGAAAGATTGGTTCGATTGCGTCGGGCTGATGATTGGTCGCTACGGAGAAGACGACGCCGAAGTGCAAGCCGCACTCACACGCACTCCAGATCGCCGTATCCCCGATCTGATTGCGTCGATTTGGAATGCCGAAGGACGGATGAATGATGCTATCGACGTTCTGCTCAGGTACGGTCAGATCGACGGAGCGCACCACAAGCAGTGGGTGATCGACCAGGCGCTACGCGCTTTAACCGGAGATGACTACACAGCACTCATTCAGTCTGCGTGCGATGGGGAGGACGGCGCCGACACGTACACATGGGAGGTAGGAATCGCACCATGAACTACTACATCTTCGACCGCGTGCCAGGCTACCATCCGAAGTACACATTCGCCGTCCTTGCCGTCAACGCCAACGACGCCCGCCGATGGATGCGCAACGTCAACAAAGGCGGCGTGATGATTCAGACCATCACGGAGGGGCAAGTCAAGGCCGACATGGGCGCACTGACCACAGCGGCAGAGCAAGCAATCAGGGATAAGCGAGAAATGGAGGAAAGGGAGCACAATGAGAAATCAACCATCGATGTTTGACGCTACTGCATGGTGCGCCACGCACAAGCAAAGTGGGCGGTTGCGCTACTGCGCGGCGCAGGCTATGCTGTCATCGAAGGACCAAACGCCAGGCCGGTTGCACCACGCACTACCTGGGGCGCACCGGTAGGCGCCAGCGGATTGGGCGGACTGGCCGCCAACCTGCTCGGCGTGCAGCCACGTAAGAGACAGCGACGACGGTAGCGCCACACCCTGAGCACTCCGAGTCATCGGAGGCACGCACCCGGCCACAGTAGGCACACGTGATTCTGACTTCTTGCACTACAGGCACAGGCGGAACTCGCAGACCCATCCTTCACCACCCTCCCACCGCATCACGCAGCGCCTCGTCCACATCGCGCACAATGGCCGGCGTCTCACGCCGCAACACGTCGGCGTCCGTCTGCCATCGCCCCCGATGCGTGTACGCCTGAAGTTCTTCACTCTGCACAACCGGCCCATAGTCGGTATTGTTCCCAACCTCACGCCCGACCGTGTTCGCTTCACGGATCGGCTTCGTCGTCCAGCGCCTGCCAAGCGTGCCCGTGCGCACATACGTAGAGCCGGACGGCGGCGGCGGATATACTTTCATGCCCGCTTCGACGCGAAACGCGCCCCGATCCAGCGCACCTTCCAGCACCTGCAATATGTCCAGCCCACGCCGCGCCAACGTCTCCGCTACCTGGTCGGCGTCCGTCTCAATAATCAGTTCCATGCTTACCGCCTCCCCGCAAAGCCTATCGATGTCATGTGGCGCGGCGCACAAATCGGACACACACGTTCGCCTACCGCCGTCAGCCAGACATATTCCCACACACCCGGATCACTTTCACTCAGCGACACCCAACACCGGCAGCCAGGATGCGCGGGCGGCCTGTCCGCTTCGGGCGGGCGGCGGTTGAAGCCCGCCTGTTCGTAGGTGGCAAAGCTGCCTTCGGCGTATGCCCTGGTCGCCTCTGTCACGGCGATCAGCTTTGCCCGTTCCGTACCGAAGATGAGCGCCACATCGTCAATCAGCGCGTCCAGCGGTTCGCCACTTTCCACCCACCGCGCCACCGCCCGTTGCAGCATCGCCCGGCTGTTGTCGTCGAGCAGGCGCACCAAGTCGTAGCTGTACTGCGCCGCCCACGCCCGCGCCTCCTCATTCGCCAGTTGCCAGTCAACGCCGATGGCGATTTGATTCAGCTTGTCAGCCACCACGCGCACGCCCCTTCCAGCCGACGCCGAAAGCAGGCGCTCCAGTGCCTCCCGTAAGTCGTCGGCCTCTGTCGGGATCAATCCTTCGATGTTCTCCAGCGCAACCGGATCGAGTCTCGCTACCACCTGCTGCGCCGTCCGACGTAACGACGCTTCTACGTCGCCCTGGTACTCATCTGCCAAGCGTGCGATGATGTCCGCTTCGGCGTCCGGGTTGCCGGGGTCAAGCTGCAAGAACATCGCGTTATGGGTAAACGTGCCAGCGCCGAAAAAAGTCGGCGTTCGCCTGCACCTCCTCCCCTTCCGTCACTTCCGTCACTTCCGGCATGTCCGGCATGTCCGGCGTCTCCGGCACTTCCTTCGTCACAGCTTCGAGCACAGCGCTTTCGGGCAAGTCCGGCACGAACGTCTCGACAAACGCCTTGCCGTCAACCTGCACGCCGACTTTCTGCAAGGCACTGGCGTAGGTGTCCGCACGCTGCGCCGCTTCGTTGGGGTTCGGCAACTGCACGACCGACCAGTTCACAGCGTAGATGCCACCCTGTGCTTGCGGCAACGCACCCGCCCACAACAGGCGATTGACCAGCGGGCGCAGTATCAGCGGTTCAGCGTACCGCGTGCGCCGCGCTTCGATGACGCTTGCCCAATTCGCTTCGTCCTGCGAGCTTGCCAACTCGCCCCGCTCACTGCCTGTCAGGATGCGCAGCGGGATGCCCGTCCCCGCCGAAATCATCTTGAGATACACGTCGATCGCGCCTGACGGGTCTTGCATCTCCGTGTCCTGCCAGTGCGGTTCTAACCCTTCCAGCGCCAGCGCCCGCCGCAGACCGTGTACCAGTTCGTCAATCTGCGCTTGCTGTTCGTCGCGTGCGTCCTCCATCTTCTGCCGCATGTCCGCAGGCATACGTGCGTCAGGGCGTGGCAACTCGTACCCCTCACGCGTCGAGAAAATAACGCTTGGATTCATGATGCGCCAGCCGCCTTCACCTGTTGCCGCCAACACCTTCTCGATGTCGAGCAGCCGGTTGTACACCGCCTGTAAGCGCGGCGTGCCAAACGTATCGTTGGTCAGCGCACCGTCAGCGATGTGGATGCAGCGCGACCAGTGCACCGGCTCGATCTTCTTTTCGTCACCGCACAACGTAGTCAGGTTGTACGCCA